AGATTCTCTGTCTGATTTCTGCCACAGAGCCTTCCTCGATACCATTTACCTCATTCTGGAGTTTCTTTGCATGGTCAGATGCCTCCTTGAGTTTCTGCGACCATGTGTCAAGTTCCTTGCTTCCAGATGGAAGGATTTTGACGATGTTCTCGATAACCTGTTTTGCCGCTTGCGCTCCCTCAAGTGTGTTGGTGTCGATGAGGGAGAGTTTCATGTTGGCTTGGTTTATGCGAGTAGTTTGCAAGAGTTCAGAGAATTTCTTGTACTCGTCACTTCCCTTGTCGAGCCACTCAAGCAGTGTCTGGATTGTCTTTATGAAGTTGTCCACATCACCCACAGTGTTCATGGGCATGATGCTGATTTTCTTCATCAGTGTAGCCTGTATCTTCTTCTTGAGTTCATCGAACTTGTCCTTGTTCTCGTCAGTGCGCTTGCCCAATGTGGAGATGCTCCTTATGAGGTCATTATACTCCTTGTCGAGTTGCTCAAGTGCTGTCTTCTCGTCCTTGTCGCCCTTGGTGCTTTGGTCTTGAGCCTTCTTCTTGTCTGCATGAGCCTTGGCATTCTTGTTCTTGGACTTGGTGTTCTTGTCTGTGGACTTGGTGTTATCCTCGATGCCGTCATCCCACTTTATCTGGGGATTTTTGAGTTGGAGGGTCTTGAGTTGAGCATTTGCGGCATCCCGCACCTTCTGGAGGTCTTTGCCCATGCCGTTCATGACATAGTCTATTGCTTGGTCTGTGATGGACTGCATGATGTCGTCAATCTTATCCTTTGGTATGGTGTATCTCATGCCTTCACCGAACCATGCCGTGAACAGTCTGGTCTGCTCTGGTTTGAGTCCCTTGCCCATGAGTTTCATGATGTTTGCGCCCACAGCCTCAAGTTCCTTGCTGCCCACAGTCTCTCCCTTCATTGCCTTTGCCCTTATCTCAGCGACCTTGGAGAGAACCTTGCCGAGTTCCACCTGCATTGCAGCCTCAGCCGCTGCAGCCTTCATCCTCAACTTGCAAGCCTCGATTATCACAGGTGTACTCTTGACCACTGCGGCATGCATCTCTCCAGCATTCTTGGTGGCCAGACCCACTTCAACTTGCTTCTTGCGGTATTTCTCGAACACCTTCCTCTGCTGCTCGGCATTGTTTCCAGCGGCAAGCATGTCATTCTTCATGTTGTTGATGAGGACGATGTTGCTTGCGAGTTTTTCGCTCTGCTTGCCTATCTCATCATTGAATGCCATTGCCGCCTGTGTCGCTGAGTCCGCTTCCCCTGTGAGGTTGGTGAAGCCGTCTGTGAGTTCATACACTGCCACAGTAGCCGCTGCGAGAAGCGAGATGATGAGTCCCCATGGGTTTTTCTTCATTGCGGCTGTGTTAGCCTCTGTAGCAATTGTGTTAGCCTCAGTAGCCGCTGTGTCAGCAACCTGTGCCGCTGTCTTTATTCCCAATGCTGCAGCCCATCCCTGTGTCTTGATGATGTTGATTGTCTGCATGAGAGCCGACTCCTTCTGGAGAAGGTTCTGAATCTGCTGCAAGCCATTTGTTATCGCAATTATAGAGGTCAGTTTCTGCTGCACTGCAGCAATCTTCTCCTGTGACACTCCGAAAAGTGTTGCAGCACCAGCAGCGACTTGGAATCCGCTAGCCATCACTTGCACACCCTGTCCCATAGCCTTGAACACTCTCGCATCATCAGCCATGGCATTGATTGCGCCAGAAACATCACCGATATTGTCCCTTAGTTCTGAGCCTTTGTTGATGAGCATGGTGTAATAGTTGTATAACTGCTGTCCTCCAGCGGTCTGCTTCTCAGCGTCACTGAGGTTGCGGTATTCTGTAAGCACCTGTGTGGCCGCATTCTGGATTGCCTTCATCTGCTGCCTTATGCCGCTGCCGCTGCTGGACATCACATTGCCCATCTTCTTGACCGCTATTGCGACACCGTCAAACTGTGCCATCAAACTGTCCAGACCATCCAACTTGAACAGTCCGTCCATCCCCTTAGCCGATACATTCGCCTGTTCTTGGAATTTCTTCACCGAGTCAGCCGCCTTTGCAAGGTTCTGCTCATACTGAGTGGCATCCAAGCCTAATTTAACTACATAATTCTGTGGCATTTAGTCTCTGTTCTTCTTCCTTCATTATCTTCTCTCTGAGAGCCTCTATCTCCTCCTTGGTGTCAATCTTCCTCACATGTGGAGTGAAGCCTTCCTCCCATGGGAACTTGATGATGTCTGTGGGCTTGAGTTTCTTGGTGCTGTTGCACTGCGCTGTGATGTACGCTATCAGCCTAGTCATCTCCCATTGTTCCTTGCTCTGTATATAAATATAAGACAGCAGTGAAGATAACTCATACATCTCCATGCTGTCAAGAATGTAATCTGGGGATATGCCGCACTGAATCACCAATCTGCAGAATATCTCCTCAATTGTTATTTTTTTTTATCGTCACTCTGCTGCTCAGCCTCCTCGACAGCGTCATCAAGCATCTTCTTCTGCTGTGCCTGTGCTGTGAGAATCTCCGTGAACTGAAGGACGATATTTGGGTCGTCATCTATTGCGTCAAGGAACTGCTCGAATGTGAGTTCAATGTCCTTGTTATTTGCTATCACCATGCAATAGAAGAATACCATCTCCTCCATGGTGTCCCTCATCTGGAATGACTGCCCTGTAATCTTCTCATATAGCAGCAAGGCTCTGATTGTGTATCTCACCTTGCACTCTGTTCCATTTATCTTGATTGTCTTCATATAACTGTTTTTTCTTGGTTTTTTATTAAAAAATGGGGAGGCTGTTGCACCTCCCCAGAATGTTGCATTAAGGGTTGGGGTTGAGACTGTTGCTGTCAACCTTCACAAGTGCGCCAACCGAAGCGAACTCAGCCGTGAACTGAGCCGACTCGCCATTGGTGGCGGTGAGGTTCAATGAGGTCATGACCACAGTGCCTGTGTAGTAGGTCACAGTTGTGTCGACAGTCCATCCTTTCTCTGGGGCATTGCCCTCAGCGGTTGCCTGTGAGGCAAGTTTGAGACCGAACTTCACAGCGATAGGCTGCTTGGCAGTCATGATGTCGAAGAGGCTGTCATATGCGCTGATGCTGTAGAGGTTCTCTGTAGAGATTGTGTACTCCAACTGAGTCACTGCTGTTGAAGCCCAGCCGCCAGCGCCAGTGTCCTTGTTGCTGACATCACTTGAGCCGCTGCCGCTGCTGGTGATGTTGACAGTGTGGTTGGTCGCAAATGCGATAGCATGGTCATTGACGAAAAGCATTAAGTCACTACCCTGCATGATTGTGTTGTTTGCGTAATTTGGCATGATTGTAATATATTACTTAGTTTATTATACATGTGAATGTCAAGGATTGGTGGTAGACATTGTCATTCCATTCCTCGTCCATGGCTGTGATGGTCACCCTTCTGAAGTAGCCGTCACATCTCAACTCCAGCAGTTCCCTCACCCTCTGGAGGGCATCAACTGTCTGGGTGTAGTTCTTTGCGTAACAGTTGACGGTGAACTGGCACAAGTCATCCGCTACACCGTCCTTGGTGTACTCCACTTGGACAGCGTCCCTGTTGAACACTATCATGGGGAATTTCGCATTCTCCTCTGCGACAATGGGGAACATGTTCTTCCTGTCCACCATCTTGCAGAGTCTCTCGTCACTTGAGAGGATGCCGTATATGTGCTTGTTGACTGTAAGTGCTGAGTTCATCATCTTTTTCCTTCCATTTTTGAGAACATCCTCTTAAACTCATTGTCTAGAGTCTGCTCGACTTCATGGTATATCTCATTCTCGTTCACTGCCGAGGAGAAGAAATGGGATGCCCTTATACTTCCTGTGCTGCCTCCATTTGACCTTGTCCTCAGAGTAGTGCCGCTCTCGAATATGTGTCCGAGTGGGTGTCTGAGGATGTTCAGTGAGCCGCCTTCTCCGTCCTTGTAGATTATCTTCTTGAAGTACCTCTTTGGGTCTCTGATATTGGGTGCTGCGGACTTGAGGTTGACAGTGGCTTTCTGCTGTACTGTGCCTAGGGCTTTACTCCATCCCTTGGACAGTCCTTTTCTGAGTTGGTCAACATCCAACTGCATCAGCGCCTGTGTCATTGCCTTCAGACCACTGTTGTCCATTATTATCTTGCCCTCGTTACTCATTGATAAGTTCCCCCTTGATAATCTTCATGTTGTTGGAGGGGACATCCTCTATGGTGAGGATTCGATAGTCCCTCTTGTTATATCGGATGAGCATCTTCTCGTCAACCTGTATATACCTTCTGACATGGAATGTCTTCTGATAATTGTTGAAGACCTCATTGTTGGTGACCTCCCTTCCTCCAAAGTCATGGATTACCCTTGCCTTGGTCTGGTAGAGTGTCTCATACTCCTGCACCTGTTCACCGTACTCATTGACTGAGAGTACAGGGGTCATTATCCTTATTCTCTCTCTGAGCAGTGAGGCTTGCATGGTGTGTCAGCAGTGTTAGAGTAGTTATATTTCTGGTAAAGTTGGAGGAGATATCCGTAACTCAGAGGCAGTTCAACAGCATTGGCATAGGCTATGGACTCCCTGTTGGCATATAGGTTGCCGATATACAGCAGCATGGCTTGCCTCAAAGGTGCTGGAAGTTCTCCATTGTTCTCCTTGGCTAGGTCGTCAAGGCTGTCGTCAATATGACGCTCAACAACAGTCTCAGCCACTTCACCATAGTCACACAACAGTGGGTCGTCATCATGGTAGAATGGGTCTATGTTCAGATGGTGTTTTATGTCTCTCAAGTTTAGGTATCTCATATCTGTTACGCTGTTTTTTAGAGAATGGCTTCTGGGGAGGGATTAGCCTCCCCATTGCCATGTAAATATAGAGTTTGTTATGCGAGGTCGCCGTAAGCGAATGCACCGTCAATCAGTTTCACTGCATCCCAAAATGTCGTGATAGTGATAAGAACCTCGGCATACTTGGCTCTACTAAAGACATCTACACATAGGTCGATGTCACCGAACTGAGCCACTGCGAGATAACCGAAGTCACCGACTATGTACTTCTTGCCGTCAACATTGCTGGTGTTGTAGAGAGGAGTACCATCTACCTCACCACCCTCATATACCAATTGGGTGTGCTTGCCGCCCTTGTCCATTGCACGGAGAGCAGCCTTTGCCTTGTTTGAGGCGATATATACAATCTGTCCGTTAACATTAGCGTCCTCAACAGTAGCCTCAAGGTCACATACATTTGCGAAGGTGCTTACACTTGTAGGAGTCACACCATTGAACATACCAGCGGGCTGGTCGTCACTTGCTGCTCCATTGCCGAGGATGGTAGCCTCTAACTTGTCGATGATTGCATTGCCGAGGTCTCTGCGGATAGCCTCTTCAATTCCTATACTGTCCTGAACCAAAAGTTGTTTACTCAGCGCAATGGTTGCGGTTAATCTCTTTGGTTTCAGCACTTTAGAGTCAAATGTGCTGCCAAAATCATCAGCCTCGGCGATTTCAGATTTCCAAGCGACTACACCCTTGTTGAGGATTGGATATACAATGTCATTTACACATCCAGTGAGCCACTTGGCACCAGCCTTCTGGAGTACAGAGTTAGCCCTCAATGGGTCGATGATGCTCTGGAAGTCAGTGTCGATTACATCATCATGCTCACCGTCAACACCTGTGACGGTAACAGTTCTAGCCTCCACTGGGAGGGTGATTTGACCGCTGACAGAGATACCTGCCTTGCGTGCCTCTTCCTTGCCGACTGCGAATACAGCCTCTTGCTCAGGGGTGAAATTGCGGTTGTTAACAACAGCATTGATTGCATCAAGCAATCTGAATTGTTTCTTCTTCATACTAGTATTATTTCTGTTAAGTTTATTCTCTTCTTGTTCTTCTTGAGGCTCTTCCTCTTCATCCTCTGGAAGTTCCTTCTCATAATCCTCAAGCCTCTTCTTGAGTTCCTCTAGTTCCTCATTGAGGGCTTGGATTTTCGCCTTGTCGTCCTCGAACTCCTGCTTCTCCTCGTCAGTCATCTCTCTGACCTCTTTTTTGCAGATGTCGATAATCTCAAGGCATCTCTTTTTAAGGACTGATTTCTCGTCCATGATGTCTACTGAGTTTCTCATAAAAGTTCTATCTCTTGTTTGAGTTGATTATATTTGTCCTCCAGAGCCTTGAACTCATTGAGTTTGTCGAGGCTTCTTGCAGAGGCTTTTGTCTCTGGATAGGCTGGAGTGGTCACAATCGAGAGGTCATAGAGTCTGTCTATCTTCATGATGTCTCTGCGGATTGTGTCACCGTCTCGATACCACCTCTCAGCACCTTCCTCCTCTGGGATTGTGAAGGCGAATGAGCATCTGTCGATGTCGCCCCTCTGCATGAGGACTGTGAGGTCTCTTCCGAGTTGAGTGTCTGGACATTCTGTGAGGAAGTCCACACCGTCACTGTTGACCTCAATTGCCAGAGAACCTTGACCATTGCGACTCCTTGCCAATACATTGCTCTCATCATGGTTGAATGTGAGGACAATGTCAGAGTTGTTGATGGTCTCTTCTGTGATAGCGGATGGAAGGATT